ATATCATCACCATCAATGGTGACGTTTCTTGGTATAAAGACTGGGTTGTTTTCTTGGTATATACCTGCTGCAACTCTAATATTATTACCTGCTACTGCAATACTGGTAGCACCACCAACAGTTCTCTTTGCAGTACCCTGAGATAAACCATCATTTTGATCATCACCATTCTCAGCAACAAATATTACGTTTGTTATCTCCGATCCTTTTGGTTCCCATACTGCTTTACCATCTGCATTTGCACCAAGAACAGAACCTGCTGCACCTACAGTTTTATTGACATCAAGTAATTGACTGTCAAAATGAACCTGACCACCTACAGTTTGTAGCAAGTATTCAGGTATGGTACTACCTATACCTATTCTATTATTAGAAGTATCATAAACAAAATTATCTGCCCCGCCAAACTTTCCATCTGCTGCTTTGAATTGTACAGTCTTAGTACCACCTGCAGCGAGTCCATTCAAATTTGCCTCAGAAGCGAATGTAACTCCAGTTCCTGTGCTGGTAAGAACTTGACCAGCTGTACCTTCAGAACCAAGTGAGTCGAATAACTTCTTTCTTATTATAGTATCTTTGTTTATATCAAAATCTTTCTCAGGTTGTGTACTTCCAATACCAACCGATGACGCTGCAACTATCCCGTCAAAATTCGCAGTCGTGGCAACATCTAACCCAAATTTAGGGTCAGTCTTACCAATACCAGTCTTTACGTTATCGGCATCAACGACCAGTGCGTTATCACCAACTTCAAGACCCTTTTCTACAGCAAATTTTTTATTTACTGATGCCATCTACTACAATGCTCCTTAGTATGTGTATTTATCAACTTACTCTGATAATGTAAGCAATAGCGAAGTATGGTGGTAAGTTTGCACCAGTTGCATTATTACCCACCTGTGATGTTGTACCACTGATTGAAACAGTTTCAGTGCTTGTGGTTCCTGACCCACCGAAGTTTGTCCTATCTTCTGGACCACCACTCTGATTCTGTTCAGCTCCTGACCCACTTGGATGTACTGCTACAGTGTGAGTATGGGAGTGATTAGCACTACCACTAAATGTGTGATCGTGCTGAACTAAAATTGCATCTTTACTACCACCTGTGCTTCCAGCAGCGTAACTTGCACTTCGACCAATCACAAATCTATCTTCTAAGTTTGGTACTACAATACCATTTACAGTACCTGCATTAGCAGCATTACATAATTTGAAGTGTGATGGTACGTTACCATCAGATCCAGACCACATTATAATACCACCGAGAGGTATTGCACCTGGTCCTGTGAAAGCTCCACCAGTAACTGTCCCCGTAACTGAAGCATCACCACCTACTGATAGGTCATCAGCGATTGCTGCGTCATCTGTCGAAACTAGATGTTCACCTGTAACTGTGCTTGATGCAGTTACATTGTCAGCACTAGCGTTTGTTGTAACAACTAAAGTGTTTGCAGTAAGAGTTGCACCTGAGAATGTGAGTGAAGAACTATCTTCCAACTCTCCACCTGAACCAGTGACGACTACCCGCCCAGAATTCAGGTCTGTAACCTTCGCACTGCTTGCCTCTAGGGTACAAGTGGTAACACCCGATATGTTTATGTTACCAGTAATATCAACATTACCAGTTATATCAACTACCTTATCATCAAGAGCAGCGGCCTGACCGATTGCAAGTTTATCAAATGAGTAATGTTCTGAATTTGCTTCGTAAGATATTGGTCCGAAACGTTGCCATGGATTAGTTGCATCTGTTGTTCTAACCCATCCAAGGTAACCACCCTTATCGTAAGTTGTGCCAAGTAAGACATTATCAGTACTACTTGTAGGTGTATTCTGACTTATACCAAGATAAACAGATTGTCCTATATCACCCGATCTATCACCTTTCAATCGTATGTCTATGACTTCAGTGTCTTTCTTACTTGTAAGACTGCTACTTACAACTAAACTATTGAAGGTCGCAGTTTGTGGTAATTTGTTAGATGTTCCTGTCTGGTCAATCTGTGCTATAGTTGATTTCTCTTCACCTGTGATAGCGTCAATTTTCTTACGTCCGATAAAGAATTCACCCTTATCATTCAATCCTGTATAAACAACAGCACCACCATTGACATTGATAGACTGAGCAAAGATCTGATCATCTTCACTTAGAACTCTATCCTGTGTTTGTGGTAATGAAGTTGAATAGTTACCTGGACCAAAACCAAGATACTCAAATGTATGTCCTGATGCACGTATGATTGAGTTTCTTCTGTTCTCAACTGGTATGACTCTTATTTTTCTAACAGCATTGAATCTTACGTGTGCTGTTGCTAAAGTGCCAAATAAACCTCTTATAACCTCTGTGCAGTTTTTATTTGCAATTCTAAGTATCTCATCCTCAACCATGATGTAATCACCACGCCTGAACATTGCTTTCTTCTGCAAACCAATTGTGGTTGTGGTTGCTGTCATAGCAGAGTCAATCACAGTTGTTTGACCACCATAGATGGGAACATTCTGATTGAATCCTCTCATTGATATACCTGCATCATGAGCATAGGCACTAGCACCACTGAATGTTGGTGATGTAGTTGCTCCAATATTGACAGATAAAGATGAACCGTATCCTATTCTATCTTCAACAAGGTGAGTTCCATTATATTCATTGTTAGCTCCAGCGATAACAATCATATCACCACGTCTTAGACCAATGTCTTGGTATAATGTGACTGTTGCTATACCACTACTAGCATCATGTATTATGTTTGTGACTTGTGTAGACACACCAACATGATATGCAAATCCACCTGGTGTAGACCAGTCACCTATAGATTGACCTGTAAATGTAAATCTACCTTGTTCGCTGACTGCAGTAATCTTGTTTATACCATTGAATGCGGTAGATCCAATACCAACTGTTTGTACGATATCCCCTATCTTATTATCAATAGCACTTACAGTAACCTGACAATCAGTACCTGGTGCAATAAAGGGTACACCTTTTACTGTTAGAATATCATTTACTGCATAACCACTACCTGCATCAACTAACTCAAGAGATGTAATCGTTGCAGCAGCAGATACAGTTACATCTGCTGTGGCTCCCTTACCCGAACCACCAAGAAGATTTACACTATAATAAAACTCAGCACTACCACTGTTAGTACCATAGTTTGATCCACCTGTAATTCCAGTTAGACCCTCAACACCATTGAAGTTATGCTGTCTTCCAAGATCAACTGATAAGTCTTTTACACTACCAGAACCTGCAACAGTTGCACCTGTAACACCAATACCAATACCAGTTCTTTCAATGAAGGAAAATATCGCTTCTTTTGTTATACTCTTAGAGGTATCATTAGTTTTTACCTGTCCAATCTTATCTCTAAGTGCAAAACTAACTGCAGCATTTGGATCATCATCTACTGTATCTTCACTAACGATTGGTTTTAGATCATTTACATTCTGAGCAAACTTGATTGATGTATCAGTGTACGGAGATACATTTGCAGAATTCAAATAACCTAGTATTGTTATATCATAGATACCATCTTGTGCAGACTTCTGGAATCTTTGTACCTTTTCTTGTGCAAATATCTGATAATCCTCTCCAAAATCTTTTCTTGTAAAGAATGGACTGAATGTTCTACCAGAACCAACAATTGTTCTATCTACCTGAGTATAGGGTATTGTTGTAATCTTAGTGATTGCACCAGGATCTGTATTGAGTCCGACTCTAAATGTTTTTGGATCGTCAACTGCTGATACTACATAATCCCTATTGAATCCACTATCATCAACTCCATTGACATTATTAGCACTCTTGATTCTTTTTACTTCGACAGGTTGACCAACAAGAAGATTGTGTGGTTGTTTTGTGGTTATAATACCAACATTACTTGACCATGAAGCAGTTATAATACTATTATCAGTTCTTAGATCCGTATCAGATGTAAGAGATGCATCATTATCTTGGAACTTGCTATCATCTATAACTGATGCACTGTCTTGAATTACAAAACCGTTTACTGGTTCAGCAGCAAGAGTAGATCCCTCTGGTATAGAGTATCTAAGTCTGTAAATTTTCTCTAAATCAATTCTTGCATCTGGTTTTCTTTGAATTGTAGTTGCTGCAGTTTCTGGAGCAAGTGCAACCATATTATTTGTGATTGCTGTAGATAAACCATTTCCTGTGTTTACATTTACATACCAACCACCTGCTGTATCATCATATTGTATTGGATGACCCTCTTCACCAGGCTTCTTATCATCCACCTTGGAGACAATAGTCAACTTACCACCAAGATTATTGATACCACTTATTGCATTAGCATTGATGGCAGCATTTCTACTTGTTGCAAGTTTTAGTTCATGTGTACCAATACCACTTGTAACTGCGAAATATTTTCTACCATGCTCTAATCCATCAGGTAAAGAACCATTATCAGAAATGACTCTAACTGATTCGCCAGGTAATAATTGGTGAAAAGTTTCTAGTGTTAGTGTATTACTTGTTATACTATTGATACCTGAGTTTTGTCCTACACGTACCTCTTTTCTAGCAGATACACCTGTATCAGGTATCTGAGGGGTGGGCATCAATATATCTGCAGTCTCAGCTACGTTGTTGATAAGGCATGTAAGTTTATCACCAACTCTGTTTCCTACTATAAATTGTGATGCTTTATCTGAAGGAATATTACCCTTGCTGGTAAAACCACTCAAAAATAACTTGGTATCACCTGTAGTTGTGGTAAGACCTGTGGATATAGATAACCAGTTGAAACTTGATTCAGCAGCAGTATTTTTCTGAGGTGGTACGATAGCAGTAATAAATCCTTTATCATCTTTCGTAAATGCCTCATCCCTGAAACCTTTTGCTTCGAGTGCTAACGCACCAAAGTTTGAGTTAGAGTTTGTAAGTGAAAAGTCAGCACCAGATTCTGTTACAAAATGCTTTGCATATCCTATCGCAAAAACAGATACAAGTTGTAGACCTGCTTTGTTAGAACCTTTGATATGGAAGTTCTCATAATCTGGTTTGAATCTTGCAAGACTATCAACATGGAGAGTTGTTGAAGATCCTAATGTTGCTTGATCTTCATATACACCTGATGTAGTATTATACTTTACAAATGCATTATCATCTTTCTGCAGTCCAATACCTGTAAACTGTGCAGCGAGCATGGATTTGAATCCAGTTGCTTTACTACCATCGGCATGAAGTCCATTCATACCAAATACAGATCTAGTTGTACAGTTGAATATGTAAGGAGAAGCAGATGATACTGTATCACTCTCAGGAACTACTGTTGGATTGATACCTGTAAGATTTGGTAATGCAGTTGTAGCAGGTGTAACTGATAATGAATATGTAAAAGTTGTATCGTTTAGAACCTGTGATACAACATGGGTTCCATCATATTCATCTCCGTTGTTACCACTTGCGTTTACATCACTGATCAAAACAGCAGTGCCAGCAGCTAAATTATGATTCTCTTTTGTTATTACAGTAACAATCTTAGTTGCATTTACATCTGTGGAGTTTGCTCCTGAGAAAATATCCTCGATCTCAATAGCACCTATTTGCGACACAGGTCCTACGATCTTACTTTCTTCAGCTATCTTCTGGAAATCTTTATTCGCTGGATATACTGGAAGACTTCTACCAGAGTTAGTACCATAAGCACGAGTCAACTTAGCATAATACATGTCTAAGTCAGTGTTTCCTGTGCTTCCTATCTGATTTACACCATCAGCATACTCGAAACAAGTAAGTTTATGGTGAGAATAATTTGGATTATATGTGTTGAGTGTGTAGTCTCTAAAAACTCTATCTGCTGGATCACCATCAAAAAATGTGAATCCAAAGAAGAAACAACCACCTGTTACCCTGAAGATTGCACTATTAGCAATACTATTGTTATCTGGTTGTGGTATAAACTTAGGTCTTATCTTTGTCTTTCTAAGGTCAGCACCAATAATTGATGTACCTCTTGGTAATATAACTCCTCCTTCTACTGAGTTGAATAGGTGTAATACGTTTGATGGATCCTGAATATCAAAGTTTGTACCAATAGAAAATTCAGATATAGATTGTGATGTACCATTTACGTCTGTAATATTACCACTTGTATCAATTTGAAGACCTGGTCTATTATCAATATAGTGTGTTCCTGTAGAAACGTGTATTGTTGTCTTGTCAAATCTATCGTTATCTTGACCTGGCTGATATGAAAATCTCGCTGACTCAATAAGTGCTCTCTGAATCGTCTTGAACGGACGAGTTCTCGAATTACCCCTATTGCTAACGTCATCAGTCGCATCGAGTTCTTCTGGGTTAACGTATAATACGTTTCCCTGTACATTTTTTAGAAAATTCTCAAGTCTACTTAGAGGCATTACCTATCCCTTGTTATACCATTCCGTAAACTTATTTATACTACTCAGATTCGAGGTATCTTCTGAATCAATGGTGCCAAGTCGGTTTCTACCTTATCTACAATTTTATCAAGTATATCAATATCTATCCCCATGAATGGTGGGGTAACACCTAATAACCTCAATAATCCATCTACAAACAACGCTAAAGTTGTAAATCCTAGTATCATACTAATGATTGTGGCATCACGATTATGCTTTGCCATTGATTCCTCATCAATACGTCTCGCTTCATCTACAGCATCCTTTATCAGTTTATCTACCTCTTGTTTGGTGTAGAATTGACCGACAACTGGGATGCTGTGGAACCTAACGTCTGAAAATGGGAACCTAACTTTAGACATATACAACTTTGATTTCACTATCTATTTCATTTGCATATTTGGAAACCTCTAATACTCTCATAAACTGATCAACACTATCGCATGATAGTTCCTGTACATTACCATCAGACCCAAATATTTTGAAAAGTCTCTTGGTAAGAGAAATTTCTACCTTATCAACATACTCATCATCAAATTGTGGAAAGGACATAGTGAAAAAACAACTGAGTATAGTATAGCAGTCTATGTATCAGATGTAAACCAATGGTCATCATCTCCTGTCTCGTCATCTCTATACTCTACCTCAAATGAGCAATCTGCTCTGTTCGCCCACACTTGATAATATGAATCTATCTTACCACCTGCTTGATTCTTTACATATACTCTCTTTCCATACTCTATTCGATCAACAAATAATTCTTGATATGCTCCTATAGGTGTAAGATGAACTGATATTGTTTCCTTGTCAACAAAATTTTGCCAATAGTCTGGTAGTTCTATAATACCATCAACACTTACTTTACCTCTTACATAGATCGCTGCTTCAGGTCCTTCTGGACATGCATGCTTCAATCTCATACCCTTCAAATTAGGATGTGGTATATCAAATGCTTTTGGAAGTCCACTTGACAGACTACCACAGGTTATTTTTTCTGTTACTTGTAAAGCACCTCTTACAAGTGTGTTACCATCTTGTGTTATAGCACCTGTGACATGAGCATCACCCTCTACATCCACTGATAGATTGTTTCTGACCTTGTGATCTCCTAAACTACCACCTACATTCAAAGATCCACGACCTTTGCCACTAGAGTTGATGCCTTCATAGTTTCCTATAAATGCAGGTCCTGTGACAGCAAGCGTTCCATCTATAGGATTGGTGCCTTTTAAAGTTTTGATAGACTTGTCAGTCTTTGGTGTTTCAGACCCAATGTAAATTTTACCTGAGTCTATGTCACGAATTCCAGCCATTAGTTTTGATCAAGATTTTCAGTTAGTTTGTTGACAGCCCTCAAGAAATTATCGGGTATCAACAGTGATGTTGGTTCATGTATTCTAACATAATTACCAATCACATAATTTATATTCTCAGAGTATGATAAGAGATTGCTCTTAGCATCAATGGTTATATCTTTTGCTGATATTATAGCATAATTACCGACATTTGCCCTAAAATTATGCTTGGCATTTAACACAATGTCACCTGTCATTGCGTTTTTTGTCTCCATAACAATATCTTTTGCCTTTACGGAAAATGTTCCACCACAATCAATGAGTAAATCCCCATCTGCCTTTATACTTAGACGACCCGTTCCTTTCTGTATTATACTACTTCCTTTAGTGTTATCATTTGATTTGAGTTCCCATCCACCATCTTTGAATAAACGTAAACTGGCAGCAGATCCAGATGCTATCTGAACCTGACTCTTTCTTGTTACCTTATTGGAAGTTTCTACACCAACCCTAATGAATCCATCTTGAGGATTGCTCCATAACAAAGGTGGCACTTCACAACTATCCTTTGATACTGTTCCTTTTATTTGATTTCCTAGTTCTTTTAGAAGACGCTCCTGATCAAGATCCTCCTCTGTAACCTCATTATTTTCATTATTGACTATTGTTCCGTCAGATGTAGCTGTGACCCCTACACCAGACGCTCCGCCAGGAATACCTATATTTACATCAGCACTACCACCTATCTGTTCTCTCAATATACCTGATATATCCGATTCCCCACTCGCTACTGAAAGATCACGTTCATTTTTTAATTCCTCAACTTCACGATTGAATTCCTCCAACTCTGGACTTATTTTTTTAATTGAACCAGTGACAACAAGTCGCTCTCTTGCTTGTTTAGGTGTCAATGCATTTCCCATCACTGAGTTTGAATTTGGTGGAAATGCTTTTTCAAAATATCCTTTTGTACCAGGATTTACTGTAATACTGGCATCATTCTCACTAGGTGCAGGTGAACCATATCCACCATATATCTTCGCATATATCATTCTGTTTACTTTTATATTAAAAGGATATCTGCGTTCGTTATTAGTTTTGGTTATGTCTCTCCACTTAGATAATTCTTTTAGTGCTACATCTTTAGGTACGATGAAATACTGTTCATTTATAACAGGTTTCACGTATATGGCATCTTCACCTAACTGCCCACTTTCTAATCTTCTTTGATATATTGACATATTTTAGTAAGAGGATACACAATCAATGACTTGAATTACCTTTGTAGAAGGTAATATTGGTTTCTTATAGTCTTCGACTTTCACAAAGTTCAATGTAGGTCTCACAACTGCTCCAAAACCAGTTGACGTATTTATTGAGAGAGCAGGTAGATCATTTATACCATCTTTCACATCAAGTGGTTCTGCACCTATAATACGACCATTTTGTATAATCGGTTTTAGTGTTTGTCCATCAGCAGTGGTAATTGTATCGCCATCCTCGTAACCAGTACCAGTATTCAATACATCAACACCATCTAGTATAGGAATCACACCAGTTCCATCAGACAATCCTCCACCAAGATAACCATCTCCAGTTTCTTGCATAACAACTTTGATTATCTTACCATCTTCTATAATAGCTTTACCTGATGCACCTCGTCCAATATCACAATCATCAATGAAGCTTACAAGTGGAGGACTGGTAAATCCAAATCCCATGTCAGTCATAGAGACACCAATAATTTTTCCTGTCTCTCCAAGAACTGCCTTACCAAAACCACCAATTCCTCCACCACCAAAGAATTGAACTCTTGGAGGTCCACACCTTTTACCAAACGGTCCGTCTGCACCAGTACAACCAACATCAATACCAGAAAGATCGTTATTCAATTGTAGTTCTAAGTATCTCTCTTGTGATCTGGTGCCAAGACCTTCTATTGCGGATGAAATGCCAGTAAAAGGATTCCCTATCTTATCAAGACCAGGAAACATATTAGTTGCAATTCCAGATACTGCTGGCATAAGTGATAAATTATCACTCAATCTCTGAATTCTTGATAAATTAGGAGTTTCCAATCCATCAGGACCTACGTTCAGACTCTGATCAGCTTCCTCTTCACATTCATCACCCTCACATGAAAGTAATTTCAAACCTGTTTGTGTAAAACCTAATGCCTTTTTCGCCACACTATTAAAATTTGGCATACCACTAAATCCACCAGGTGTTTTTACAGAACCTAATGCTGCACCAAGAGGATTATCCAAAGTATTCAAAACACCAGTTATATTATTAACAGCAGGTGCTGTTGCAAGACTTACTTTATCCATGACATCTGAGACCAACCCTGCTACCATACTCTCAGCAGCACACATCGGTAAACTAACCATTTTACCAAGCAAATCCTTCAACATACCCTTTACAACATCAGCCACACCACCCATTATATTTTCAAATAAACAGGAGAAATCTCCAAGTTTATCATTTATTTTCAATTTTTTATCTAAAAAATCAGGTTCTAAAAAATTGAGTTTATCATCAACTACTTTGTTTATCTCCAACATCATTTCTATTTTGGCAACTCTTATCCCTACTGACAACGCTCCTGATATATCCTCTGATACTTTATCTAATACTTTTTCAAAATCTTGTTGTGGGACAGGTATATTGAATACTTTATCCACATATCCAAACGGTGTAGGTTCCAATCTTTCAGTATATTCCAAGAAACCTTTCAAATCCTTGATAGCGTCAGATAATATTTTTTGTGGAATTGTACACTTCTGTGCCTTTTTGACTATGATCTTTTCATTATTTACTTTTTCTAATATGGTTTCAACACGTCCACCATTTTCATCAACAATTTCATTATTATTATCAAGTATACCACCTTTTTGATTTAGTTTGACTTCTTCTGTAGGTTTTATATGTGAACCATACTCAGTTGAAGAGTTGATACCAATAGGTTGAAATGCAGAAGTTTTCTTCAACTCAACTGTCTTGTAATCAATTACATCACCTACATGAGGACCTGCTGTGAAAGCACCTAGAACTACTGGTTGTTGTGCGTCTTCTCCATCTAAGAAGAAACCAACAACAGTTTCTCCTCCCTGTAGAGCAAAAGACTGTGAACCAAAGTTATTACCTGCCCCCATATTTGGTGGCACCAAAAAATGTGCCCAAGGTAAATCTTTATCAGGTATCTCCTCAGTAGCAGGGTGATGACCTAATATTCTTACTTTTGCTCTGAACCCATACTCGGTAGAGTTCTGTCTCCAGTTACAGTCAGTTGTTACCTGTCCAATAAACCAGTGAAATCCATCTCTACCGAGAAAATCAATTTTAGATAGTCTTTGTTCTAACATTAATCATCGTATACTAGGCACTCTGGTTCATCTGGGTGGACATCGCAGAATACTTCCAACACATTTGGATCATGATGATCCCCTGCTTCGATCTCATCTTTATGATGCTCGACATACTCTTCTAAATCATGCAACTCATCTTCAATATGATGACGCATGGGTTCGGGAGTTTTAGGATCAGCAAGGATCTCTTTGTCTTTTGCAATGTGGTCTTCAATAGTTTTCATGCTAGCTCCTGATAGGAATCTCTAACTAATTCTAGTCCAGTAAAGTCCTTATCGCCACCAAATTCATGACATAATTTGGAAATAAGATAAAGACCAGATTGAGGACCAGATAGTCTCGTACTATTTATTTCTGGTAATTTGAGGAAAATTACCTGACCTGCTCTCAATTTCAGGTTTATTGGTACGGTGACCTTCATCCTTTGAGAGAATAGTGAACTATATCTTGTGGTCGCTTGTGCCTGATAATAATATTGATCCGATGTAGCGGTCAGATCCCCCTTGACCGATAAGCAACCTCTATCTACAGTTTGCAGTATAATACGAGAATAATTTTCATCCAATTTAGGAGTGACTGTCTCATCTGCTGATATTTCCATCTCCTCACTTGCACTGTCTCTATAACTATATTCAACAAACGCTGGTTTTCTTGTTATAATATCATAATACCAGTTTGCAGTCTTATAATGACCTGCATTTAGTTGTTGCAATATATTATGACTTGACTCGACAACAGGTTGTGAGACCACAGTAAACAAATTTTTCAAAGCATCAAAATTTGTATCCTTATCGATTTTATATTCATATTTGACTATACTTCCCTCATCTTCCTTTGCTTTTTTGAATAATCCATCAATACTTTTGAAATGATATCCGTCTTGTGTTTGGTAAAATAAGAATCCAGCAGAACCTTTTGTATCACTTGACGTGGGAGCATCAATAGATTTTTTTGCCAACCATGTGCATGCAAGAAGGGGTCTTCTATAACCACCAACAAATTCGTAATTATTATTTGTATCATCTATGTCAAACATATCTACTCCCAACTTATCTTTCATAATCTTTGTCACACTATCAGATATTTTTCCTGTATATTTCTCAAAAACTCTTGTAGTATGATTTTCAAATGCACTATTAGTCTCCATGACTAGAGCATATGTTTCTCTCTTCGCCTCTGGATTATATCCTATGATATTACTTATCATCAAATCTTCAAGTGAAAGGGTTGCTCCATTTGATTCTATTTCAAAAGAAACTTTATTCCCACTTCTCACAGGAAGTTTATTGAATCTACCAAATACATCTTGTATTCCTATCGTAAGATGAATACTTGTATCTGTTATATCTTCATAATACTTTATACCACTTGTCTGCTGCGTAAAATCAAAATTCTTTTTACCTTCAGGACTTGATATGTCGAATTTTTTTAGAGTGGAACCTATTTGTACACTCATACCGTTACATGTCCTATCATTTCACTGTATTTAGTTGCAACATCGTATGGATTTGCCTCCTTGAATATTGGAACCACTACTGAACTACCAGAACTAAATGGTTGAGTTTGTTGATTTTGTTTAGGTGGTGCGATTATTGTGATTACATTCGTGCTTGATGGTTTTTTACCTCTTGATCTCGTATATTGATTCTCCTCTGGAATAATTCTCTCCTTCCCATGTAATATTGCAACATATCCAGATTCTGGACCTGTCATGACACCACCTTCAGAATTGAATATTTCAGAACCTAATGGTGTATTCTTCAATTGTTTGATTACTTTTTGTATGTTGATGACATCTTTAGCACCTGAAGGACCTATCTCAACCTGCCTCAAGAATTTTATAAGTTCATCAACATTTCTAGCATCAATAAAATCTGAGTCTATCATATCATCAATCGAGTTCTTGAATGCTCTGAATATTTCTATCTCTCTTTTTGTGTAATTGCCTGGCACAAACTCTCCCTGCTTCAAAACTTTTCTTACCACGGATACGAAAGCGTCTGACTCTTGTCCAGATTTGAATATTTTACTCTCAGCAGTTATTCTATTTTCTAAATTTTTCTTGTTAAGAATTTTTCGTACAAAATCTTTATTCAGTCTATTTTTATTGAACTTTCCTTTGAGAAATCTTGGTATAACTCTTTCTACTACATTTTCTTTTTTTAATGATTCAATTAATGCTTGTGCTCTTACTTTGATACCCTTTGGACTCAATGCAGGTTTGAAACTCTTACCAAAATTCAATCTGAAAGCATTAGTCATCCTTGTACTTAGAGAATTGGTAATTTTATCTGCATTTCTACTGAATGCCACAAAACCAGAAGTCTGTGAGAATTTCTTTAGAGACATTGCCTTTTTCAAGGACATGATTCTATTTGCTAGACTTGGGAATCTTGTCGCAACATATGGGACTGACACAGTTTGATCAACACCAGTAGGTGTAAATGCAGACGCTATGGCAAGAATATCTAATGCAATTAGTAATGTTTTCCCAATCGGAAACCTATTAGGTGTAACTCTCGGTGCCACTATTGCTTCAATTTTTTTGTTGATATTCTGTGCAATAGCTTGACTTTCACCTAAAAGAGGTGCTTTTTTCTCAAGTTTATCTAATACTCCATCTAATTGATCTAAATTTTTAGAGAATAAAGTATCTCGTTGTCTAGTTGTTTCCTCTTCTTGTATTCTTCTGAAATCTGAACCTGCACGTAATATATTTTGCCCATATAATCTATCAAATAAATTACCACCAAGTAAACCACCTAATGCTCCACCCAATAATCCACCTGCAGCAGTTCCCACACCAGGTAATATTGCAGTTCCAAGTAAAGCACCTAATTTAGCACCACCTGCAAAACCACCAAGACCTGCCAGTGCTCCACCACCTGCTTGTAGATTACTTTGACCCGCTTGTTTTCTAGAAAAGAAATCTAAACCTGTGCCTATTACTGCAGCAGGTCCTAATCTAAATTTTGATAAACCCTTCGCAATCCCACTTTTAGGTAGTTTTGGTGGTATGCCTCGACCACCTCCACCACCAGGTCGTCCTCCTCCACCACCACGAAATCTTCTTATAATCCGACCTGTTCCACCAATTCCAAGTGCAGTGAGTAGGACATTAGTAAGATTACCCTTTTTATTCCTATCATTGATCAAACCTGTAAGAGAATTGAAAGTTTCCTCTCTTAGTTTTTGTATCTTCTCTTCTTTTACTAAATTTCTCTGTCTTGAAATATTATCCATGATATTATTTCTAGACACAGTGGCACTCAAAATTGATGACTGAGTGCCTGCAACGGTTGATATTCTTACTAACTTTCTAGGGTTTATCATTTACTGATATTGAGTAAGAGATTGTTGATAAATTTATCGATACTTCCTTTGAACTCAGGATCTACAAATACAGAGTCTGTACTTGCACCTACATCAGCAATAGCACCGTCATCTGGATTCAATATACCACCATCTTCAAAGAATGGTAAAAATATATTTCTTATCTCAGGAGGAGCATCATCTAACGCTTTTTTATCTATATTACTGAAATTACCCAAAGCATTATTCAAGAATGAAGCTGCTATTTCCTCTTGTTTTTGTTGTTTTGTGAGTGGTATAAATTCAGTCTGAATCAAACCCAGAAAGTTTTTCATGAGTTTATTCATTTTCTCACCTTTTTTATTTCCTACTACACTTGTAAGGTCTACACTTCCATCATCACCTATTTTTGTGCTCTGTGATAATGCTTCTAAGTTATCAGCGATTCTATCAGCAATACCATCAAGTTGAATAGCAGTTTCTAACAATTGATCTTCTGCAATCTTCACTTCTGAAATATTACCCTCATTACCAGATCCCGCTTCCAACAAATTTTGATCTATATCATCAAGTTCTGCAGCACCCGCTTTTGGGGTGAAAATATTCATAATACCACCAAATATATTTCTCAATAAAGATGTTCTACGACCAAAATCTTCTGCTTGCTCATCCTTATTTTTGAAAATATCAACTATCTGCTGAAAAGGATTTGTGAATTGTTGTATTAATTCAGCGAATCCAAATAATTGTTCACCTATAGGTCTATCCCTCATAGGATTTGGTGGTTCTTCTTCTGGAAGTTCTAAATCAATATCACCAATAGTTTGATTGATATTTTGTGGAGTTCTCCTTCTACCACCAAAACTGTCTATCAATCTCTCGAACCTATCAAGTTGTCTACCAAATCTAGCAGTGTCATCAGCACTTATCACAGTTCGTCTTATTCCTCTTACTGCTTGCTCTCTTCTAAACTCTGAAGTGGGAGCGTTATTCTGATTATTACGACCTGCACCCATCAATAATGGTGCCAATGCTAAAAGTGGTAGTGCTAGTAAACCTGCCCTACCTTTTGGCATGGGCATTGCACGACCACCAGTTCCACCACCACCACCAAGCAATCCTTTGGTAGCGAGTCCACCAACCACAACTTGTGATGTAATATTGATTATCTCTGGTAAAAATGCTGTTACTGCTAATCCTGTATCTTGTAATCCAGCACCTACGTTGCCTTGTTGAAACTGATTGAGTGCAGAGGCACCTGCTGCCACTCCTATTATCTTCCTTAGATTAGAAGTTGCTGACCTTAGAGTTGTTAATGACTCCTCTTCTTTCTTTAGTAACTTATCTCTCTTCCCTTCAAAATTCTGTTTATCCCTAGAATCTTTTGATAATATATTTCTAATGTTTAATATATTTGCACCAATTCTCTCAAAACCACCTAATAAATTTCCTGTTCCTTTTGCTTGTTCTGGCAATGGCAACCTAGTCGCAGGTGCCATGACCATGCGACTTCTTGGTTGAAATATACTACCAGGAGTTTGCATTCTTCGCTTGAGCTGCCTCTAAGTTTTTCTTCTCTATGTAATTAGACAGATAGGTTACATAGATTTCACGCTCAAAAGGAATCATATCTTCTATTTCAGTCAACCCCCAACCATGATGCTGCATGAGTGAGAAGTTTGACTCATAATAAGAATCAAGACTCGTATGATATAACATTATGCGAAAAAATTTGATAAACCCTCAATTAGAACTTCAGACTCTACATCTGTATTTGGGTTTACCACCGTAGACTTGTATTGTAGTCTAGGCATTGTTACAAAGAATTCTTCAATTTTAGCAAATTGTTGAGAGTTCAACGATTCAATAAAACCAAGTAACTCTTTTTTTGTACAGTCACTTGCCGACCATGCATCTTCTGAAGTGAAGACTTGATCTATGCAATCTGCCACAGCATCGAACGCTTTATCAATTCTCTCTTGATTTGTTTCATCAGGAGGTGTAATAAAGTTATTCTCTAAAAATTGTTTCATAGATGGATATTTCATTTTTATTGAAATATCTCCACCTAAATCAATTGTGTCAGTGTGACCATCAGGAACATGTAATTTGATATCACTCAATCCAATTGTCAACGGAACTTGAGTTTTACCGTCATCTTGACATGTTATAAGAAGGTCTACTGTCTCTCCAACAGATTTTCCTCTCACATTCAGAAAAAGGTATTCAAGATCAAATGATGGTAAATCATCTATTTTGACTCTTGACATCAAACAACCTTTCAATACATTCTTGATTGTTGCTATGATATCTTTTTCTGTACCATTTTCCATCGCAATCAAAAGTGCTTTCTCCTCTTTTACGAGGAATGGGCGATATTTGATTGTTTTTGATGATGATATAAGGTTCAGTTCAAACGTAGGTGCTACGACCTTTGGTAAAGGCATAATAATTACTTCAGTGATTTATTTAGCTAGGTTTCAGTGGGGATCTCACCAGTAGTTGACTGATCTCTTTTGAATTCTTCCAAAGTCGTAGGAACTATCGCTGTAGTTACTGGTATATTAGCATCCCTTACGTTTCCTACACTGTCAGAAATAGCAAGTGCACCACCTACTCTTGAGGTTCTATCCACAAAGAAATTATCAAATTTGAATACTATTGATGTTTTTATAAGTTGTGCTTGACCATATGCCAATGGTGCTGCAACTATATTGATGGGAAAAGCATTTTGAATGTAGTAAGTTATACTACTAGGTGCTTGTATCAATGGAAAACTCTTTTGCTCCTCCAATCTTTGAGATTTTGTAAAAACCTCATTACTAAAAGCAGTTATCTCTATCTCGCACTTATATTCATCGGGATATTTCAAACGTCTATATGAATTTTTATCATTTCTTCTTTGTGGTGTATGATCACCAAATGTACCATTTGCGATTCTTGTGGGTGTTATGAACTCCATCCATGCATTGAATACATCATTAGTATAATAATCTTTCTGAGAGAAAAATGTAAGAGTTAGATCTGTCATTTTTCTCATAGTACCAACCTGAGTCATCATACCTTGTCTTAGACCAGGTACTTCTTGTGCAGAAATAGCTGAACCTGGTAATACTGCTTCTGAGCAGAATAATCTAAGATAGTCACCTATATCAGCATCATTTTGTTGATCATAAAAACCATGCTGGTTTATAAAAGTAAGCAAGTTTGGTGCACTTCTAAAATTAATATATACGTCATATGAATTATTATACGCAGGTACTATATTTCCAAACTTTGAGTCAGTACGGTATAGCATCTCTGTTGGGAGATGTTGTTTCTGTCTTTGTAAGACATCTGCTAATCGACTACTACCTAGCATCTAAATAAATGTGTAATTACTGAGAAAATGTCTTATAAAGGCAAATTCAGACCATCAAAACCCAAAAAATATAAAGGTGATCCCACTAATATAGTATATAGGTCACTTTGGGAGCTAAAATTCATGCGATACTGTGACAGCAATAAGAATGTTGTCAAGTGGTCTAGTGAAGAAATAGTAATTCCATACAAATCACCTCTCGATAATCGCTTTCATAGATACTTTCCAGACTTTTATCTCAAATATAAGGATGTAGAGGGTAAAATGATAGAAAAGGTGATAGAAATCAAACCTGCTGCACAGGTAAAGGAACCAAAAATACAAAAAAGAAAAACAAAGAAGTATGTGACCGAAGTTGTGAATTACGCAAAAAATCAGGCAAAATGGATGGCAGCAGAGGAGTTTTGCAAGGATAGAAGATGGAAATTTCAAATATTGACGGAGAAAGAACTTGGAATTTAGCACTGTATTTCCATCATCAGATCAAGTAGGATCACCAGCACCAGGAAGACTTATGCTGTTTCAATATACAGCAAAGTATAAAGATACGCTTCCTTTCTACGATAGAAATCCACTATCGTATATTGTGGGAGTTGAGAGTCAAGCTTTTTATGGTGTAAATTTACATTATACTCAACCTAAGAATCGAGCAGCAGTCTTGAGATTCATTGATGATGGTGGAGATTTTACCAAGTTATCTGGATATAATAAATACCTCAGATCATACGTTAGAGGAACATTCCTTGCTCTAAGTCTTTCTGATATGGAAAAGGCAGTTGAAATGGGACTCGAAGACTTTGTACGTAATGTAGGGGGTGTTAGTGTAAGCACTGAACCTAATCTACGTAGTTTTTATAGGAAATAATGTCGTATCACACATCTGGTTATGAACTTAAGATTCCTTATAATGGGAAGCAGACATCATTTATGATGGAATATAGGATGACGGATGCTGTTAGGGATGCAAATTTTTTGACTCCAGATGGTAAAAGAATAAATTTTTCAGGTGGTTTGACTGTTCGTGAGGTATTAGATGGAGATTTGAATAGTCCAACATACGGTTCACCTTTGAGTGTGCAAATAAAAATTGGTAAGAATGCTGGATTATCAAGTGAGTGGGTCGATGTGCCACCCAATAGTGAATTGGGTCAAATTATAGCAGGTGATCCATATGGCGATAGAACTAAGAGATATCAAAATGCACTAGGTCAAATGAGACAGGGTGTATTTTTTAGTAAAAATCAAGTTGCTCAACATGATGCTGCACTAACTGCAAATGGTTTATATGATCTTTGGGATGGAACAGCAACGGTTAGTGATGCTGAAGTTGCCACATCACTTCCTCCCGTAGATGTTTCAAATTTTGTCAGTAGCGTAGATGATACCGATAAAGAAGAAGTAAAAGATGAAGATGTAAATGTCAAGAAGAAAAAGTTTTTTGGTGGTGTAGCAATACAATATCCAGCAGGTGCACATTATGCAGAAGCAGAGGGAGGACCTTCTCAAGATTATATGAAGTTTGATATGTTCCAATATTCTCCTCCACAGGAAAGTTATGCTTCCAAATATTTTGAACAAGAACCACTAGATATCAAAGAAAAAGGTGTAAAGGAGGGACAATCAGGAAGATTCAATACAACATTCACCGAAACACTCACAGGAGGACTTGCTCGATCTAGTACAATAAGAGATTATTTGGGAACTGTAAAATTACCAATCCCCAATCAATTATCTACAGGAAATGGAGTTTCATGGGGAGAAGGAAGAGCAAATGCCTTTGAAGCAGCAGCATTTTTAGGTGCTTTTGGTCAATTAAGAGAAACAGTAGCAGGTAATCAAAATTTACTAAATGTGTTTCAAAATGCAGGCTCAGAGTTTGGAAACCTCTTCAAAGCTTTCAAAGATGGTGCAGGTGGTGATGCAAATACACTTATTTCTTCAACTGCAACTAAAGCTGCACTTGCTCAACTTAACATAAACACTGACCCAAATCAGTTTATAACAAGAGCAACAGGTAAAGCGATAAACCCAAATTTAGAACTTCTATTTGCAGGTCCCAAACTAAGATCATTTCAATTTACTTTCCAATTTGCACCTGTAAATGAATTAGATGCGAAAAGAACTCGTCAGATTATGAGATTCTTCAAACAAGGAATGTTACCTAATAGAGGAACTAAAAGTGATTTGTTCTTATTATCACCTAATGTATTCAGACTTGCATTTATGAATGGGTCAAAAAGAATAAAATCTCTAAACTCATTCAAAATTTGTGCACTCACAACATGTGCAATAAACTTCGCTCCTGATGGAGTGTATCAAGCATATGATGACCCTAACGCTATATCACAACCCGTCAGATCACAAATGACTCTTGGATTCAGCGAACTCACACCAATTTTCGGTGATGATTATGATGCAAAAGATACTGGTGCAAGAGCAGATATTCTTGAACTACAGAAAGGCATCACTGAAAGAGGACCGCTTGATGAGTGGTTTGATGATTCATCTATAGACGGTGGAGGCAACGACATAGGATTCTAATGGCATACTTCGATCAATTCCCAAACATACTTATCCCTTCTCCTTTTAGTGATAAGACTTCCAGCAATGATTTTGTTGCTGCTAAAAATATATTCAAACGTGGCAAAATAAGAGAAGATTTTTTTGAAAGCACAGTCGCTTTTTCAAAATACAGCGTTTTGGGTGATGATAGACCAGATAATGTTGCTAAAGAAATATATGATGACTCATCATTAGATTGGGTGATTCTTATATCAAATAACATTATCAATGTAAGAGATGAATGGCCTATGAATCAACAAGATTTCAATAGGTATCTCAATAACAAATACACACCAGAAAGATTATCTTCTACAAAATATTATGAGACTAAAGAGGTAAGAAATGGTAACGGTATACTTCTACTACAGGCAGGTCAAATAGTAGATTCAGATTTTACTTTTGAATTTACAAATTTTGGTTCAAATAATTCACTATCAGGTTCACAGATCATGACATCTGTTTCTCATTATGAAGATGAGGTGAGAAAAAACGATGCAAAACGTGCAATATTCACCTTGAGACCAAATTACCTTGATACTATCATGGAAGATATGAAGAAAATAATGACATATACAGATTCATCTCAATTTATCAATAAAAGAATGAAAAAAGGAGAAAATCTTAGAATATTATCTCCTCGTTGATCATTCTTGAATACAAGAACCATTTCTCCATCTCTTTTGAAATGTAACTCCTCTATATTCTACAACCTCTGCATGTTTTTGAATGAGAATCCTTTTAGAAACAGTCATCTCATCTGAATAAAAAATGAGTGGTTGGTCTTTTAGTCTAGAGTCTCCACTCATTCTTCTTCTCCTTT